TGGTAGGCCCGGCAGGACTATCCAAAACGCCGAAAGATGAGCGAAATCAACGTGGCAGTGTCCCACATTGCCCGACATAGCGCTCTATAGGAATCAATTGGTTAGGGTTGCTGGTGTCCCACGTTTTACCAGTCAACTCCGGTCATGCGCTGCATGGCCAGGTCCGCCAGTCGATCGCGATCCGCGCCCGCGGTGTAGATCTCGCTGGTCTTCGCATTCGAGTGACCGTGTACGCTCATGACCTCGTACTGGCTTGCCCCGTTCATCGCCAACAGTTCGCCGGCGGATTTCCGAATCCCGTGCGCGGATAACCCCGCAAGCCCGGCTTGGCGGGTCCAGTCTGCAAACTTATTGCCAAAGGCGTTCTTGCTGGCAAACGGCTTGCCATGCTCTGTGAGCAGATATGTCGGCCCGATAATGGTTTGCGCCCTGATGGCGGCTTGGAGCGGCGGCAGCATGGGTATCCGGACGCGCGAACTGCCCCGTTTTTCGGGTTGCCAATCCAACCAGGTGACGCCGTTGCGTTGCATCTCGTGGGTTCGGCCAAGGCGATAGACGTCCCCGAGGCGGCATGCCGTAAACATCAGCAGCGACAGCGCCAGATGAGCCATGGTGCCCTTCGGATGCCGTTCCCGGTATTTCAGCAGGTCGTCGGTTGTCCATGCCGTCGCCCCAGTGCCGCGGTTGATTTTGCCGATGCCCGCGGCCGGGTTCGCCTTACAGTGACCTCGATCAGTTCCCCATGCATACATGGCGCGGACAGCTTTGATGAAGTTGTCTGCAGCACCTGGCGTCGCGGCCTTCTTGTCGCGCAGCAGGATCAGCTGCGACTGTGGCATGGCGGCGCTGTACTCTCCCACCTCTGACGCAAGCCACAGTAGGAACTGGCCACGCTGATGGGCAGTGGCCTTGTGCAGGTGGCCTTGCTCCTGCATGTCCTTCATTGCGGCGCGGTACAGGTCGACCAGCCAGCCAACCGAACCCTTGATTGCGCTCGGTGCGTCAGCCTCCGGCGGCAGCTGAATGCCCGCGCGCGCCGCGTGGTAGTGTTCGCCAAAGCGCGGATGATCAGGACCTGCATTCAGCAGGACGCGAACCTTTTTGTCGCCTGCCTTCCGGACACGCCAGCGCACGGTGCCTGACGGCAGAACCTCGCGCAGCAGGCCGGGGTATTGCAGGCGCATTTCGTCACTCACTAGGCCATTCCTTAGGGGCCACAAGATCAACGGGCAGGGCCTCTGGCGCAAGGGCCTTCGGGAGGATCCGCACGCGTCCAGGTTCGACGATGATCTCGCCAACAGAAATGCCGGCGCGGGTTAGGCAATCCAGCGTGCGGGCCATGTCGGCAGACGATACGGCGCGGGGTCTTCCCATCAGATCAGTACCTCCTGTCGCGGATCAATCCGATCCATCATTCTAAAATCGCCATACAGCTTCGGATGCGTCGGCCCGCGCGGATCTCTTCTGTCCCAGACAAACCAGCCGTTGCGCTGCGCAGGGTTGCCTTCGCCGGTGAAGTCCAGCTTCCACCGCATCAGGTAGGACCAGCTGCATGGCTGGTCGTCCAGCAGCTGCCCAAGTCCATTGATGCGCCCGGCGGGCCAGTCCCACGACAGCAGCAGGGCAAGATAGTCCCATCCCGGCATGGCCAAGGTATGGCGCAGCCAACGACCACCGCCCTTTGAGCTGATCTCGCAAAACGGCGGGTTAGTGATGATCGCTCGGGCCGGGCTTCGCGTCGCCGAATAGAAATCTGCGATCGTGCTATCCGGACAGCCCCTGTCGATCAGGTCCGATGCGATGCACGGCATACCCATGGCGCGGATCTCGCGTACCAGCGCGCCATCGCCACAAGCAGGTTCCCAAACCGACCAGCTGTCGCGAATCCGTGGGCCATCGTAGCCGAACAGGCTGCGGATCGCCTCGGGCTGTCCGGTCGGATAGAAGTCTTCGGCCCGGCGCTCATGCTCTGGCAATGGCTTTGCTTGGTCGGGAAGGTCGCCGAACATGGCGCTGGCCAGTGATGCCTTCGAGCGGCCCTTGCCGGAGATCGCCTTGAAAAATGGCTTTGCGGATGGCGGTCGGGTCGACTTGCTCATGCGCTTTCCTCTGCCCGGCGCCGGACCTCGTTCTCGATCGCATGCTTGATGGTGCTATGGTCGCGACGCAGCGCCCGGCCGATCTGAGAGAGGGTAAGCCCGCGCCGATGGGCGATGTAACACACCAGTTCCCGCACCCGGCAGACGTGCGGTACACGGCTGCGCCCCATGACGGCATGGACGCTGTTCCCAGTGTGCGAACAAACCTCGGCGGCAATCTGGCGAACCGTCACGCGGGGCGCGGTCTTGGTGCCGATCGTTCTCAAGTCCGCCTGGTCCATGAACGGCTCGCGGACCGGCTTAGGTGCATGATGGCTTGCTTCCCTTACCATGTGCGTCAATCCGTGCCTCGTGCGCGTGGCTTCGATCCCTTCGCAGCCGGTCGCGCTAGCCGGAGCGGCTCGTTTTCGGCGTCCAGGCGGCGCAGCTCGTCGCGCGTCTGTTCCATCATCTTGCGGGTGAACAGCTTGCCGCCGGTCATGCAGGCGTCGATCTGGCTGGCAAGGTATTCTGCTCGGGTGTGGCTCATGCCTCTCCCTCCATTAGGGTTGATAGGGAAGCGCAGGCAACGATTTGGTCGCGTAGCTGGCGATCAGTAAGCCCGGCAGATCTTTTGGACAGCATGAAGCGACCGAGTTCCTTCCGTGTGACCTCCTTGGCGCCAGCCGCGACCGCCAGCTTCCGCTTCGACATCGCAATGTCGAAGTGCTCGTAGGACGTGCCTGCCTTCTGCAGCCATTTGCGCTGAACGCCGATCAGGTCGGCCATTGCGAGAAGTTCTTCGGTGGTATCTGCCATCATGTGACACATTTTCATGCGGCCGAAAGCGGCCTGCATATCGTCCACGTACACCGTCATGCCTGCGCCTCGCCTAGCTGATCGGCCCGCAGATGTCCGCAGTTCGCCGCGACCAGCGCCTCGGCCAAGGGCGGGCAGACGCTGTTCCCGCAGCAGCTGACCTGGACGTCCTTGGCGAATGGCACCCAGACCGGATCACCGGTCTCCAGACCCTCCCACACGCCCTCGATCACATAGTCAGCCGGGAAGCCTTGGGCTCGGAACAATTCGCGCGGGGTCAGCATCCGCATGCCGATGTCGATCACCACGTAGCTGATGCCCTCGATCGTCAGGGTGACGAACTCGCCGCCGTGCCAGGCATCGTGGGTGCGCAGGAACTCAGCCACGGCGCGGGCCCGGGCGTGATGCTCAGGCGCGAAGGGAGGGGCGGCCAGTTCGGCCTGCATGTGGCCCATGCGGTCCTTGACGGTCACCGTGTGGCAAGGCTCGTCTGCACGCGCGCCGTCCCCGGTGCCGTAGTACTTGGCGAACCACGAGGCCACCAACTGTGACTTGCCCTGTCCGCCCGCCGTGACGGTGCCGAGGGGGGCGTCTGTCGCGTGACCGGTGCTGGCACCGAACTGCCGCGCGATGAACGCGGCCACAGGCGTCTGGTGGCTGCCCGACTGCGTGACCGTCGACATCGGTTCATTCGCGGCCCGGCCAGGGTGGACCCCGCCCGCGCGCCGGGTGTCGTTGTTCTGCTGTGCGAGAAACGCTGCCACGGGCGCATGCTTGGCCCCGCCGGCGACCACCGTGCCGAGGGGGGAGGCCACGTCCAGTGCGCGGGGCTGCTGGCCCGTCCGTTCTCCATAGCCGGTCTGCACCATCGTCGCGGCAATCAGGCTGTTCTGGTCCTTCTTGCTGGCGCAGATCGTATGGTGCGGATCGGTCGCCGCGCGGTTGCCGCCGCCCTGCTGAGCATAAGTCAGCACCGGGGCGATGACGGCATGCTGGATACCTCCCACCGTGACCGTACCGAGAGGATCAGCCAGCGGGTATTCCCGCCGCCCGCCACTGTCGCCGTGGGCGATGCTGGCCAGATAGGGCGCGAGGACGCCCAAGGGTGCCGCACCGCCCGGCTTCCTGATCCAGCTGTTCGCCGTGATCGTGGCCATGGGGTCGCGCATGTCCTGCCCGGTCGCGCCGGTGTTGAACCGCTGGACGCTTGCCGCGATCAGCGAGGCGTGCTGGCCATCGGCAGTCACCGTGCCCAGGGGGCGGTCGATTTCCCCGCGCCCGCCGCCGGACCCGTACATCTGCGAAACAATGGGCACGACCGCTGCCTTCTCGCCGCGATGCGCACCGGTGATCGTGCGGAACGGTTCTGCCGCATCCTCGACCCGGCCACCGTGCGTCAGGTTCACGAGGAACGGGCGGTCGGCCTCCAGGACGTAGCGCTTCATCCCGCGCGCCACCCGCGCCAGCGTGTTGTCGGCCAGGGGCCGTACCGCGCGCAGGCCGAGCTTCTCGAACACCTCGGCTTTGCTGTCGAAGATGGAAGGGCAGGGGAGGGACCAGTCGATGCAGGTATGCGCGCCGACCCATGGCAGCAGCTTGCCTTTCCGGACCTTGTCCGACTTCGGATCGCCATGCGTGGGCTTCGGCCAGACGATGCGTCGCCCGTCGCGGCGCGCGACCAGGAACCACCGCTTGCGGATCGTCGGCGCGCCATAGTCGCAGGCGCGCAGCTCGCGCCATTGGACCTTGTACCCGGCCTTGCGCAGGCGGGCGATCCACATCTCGAAGATCTGTCCCGCAAATTCCTTGATCGGCTGGCCGTCGTTGTCGACCGGGCCCCAGGTCACGAACTCCTCGACGTTCTCCATGCAGATCACGTCGGGCTTGGCGAACTCGGCCCACCGGACCACGACCCACGCGAGGTCGCGGATATTGCGGTCGCGCGGCGCGCCGCCCTTGGCCTTGCTGAAGTGCTTGCAGTCCGGGCTGGCCCAAAGCAGGCCGACATGGCGGCCCTTCGTCACGGCCAGCGGATCCACGTCCCAGATGTTGCTGTCCAGGTGCACCGTCTCAGGGTGGTTGGCCGCGTGCAGCGCCAGCGCCTTTTCGCTGTGGTTGATCGCGATGTCCGGCGACCGGCCAAGCGCGGCCTCGATACCGGTCGACGCACCACCGCCGCCGGCAAAGCTGTCGATGATCATGGGCAGGTGGGGGTGCATGCTCATTTCAGAACCCGCTTGCCCAGCTTGATCTGCGCGACCATTGCCAGCGTCAGATGCTCCTCGATCATCTTGCCGAGGATTTCGGGGCGGACGGGAAGGTTACCGATAATCGTCATGGCCGAGGCCTCCTTCTGAAGGTGTGATGGTTTGATCGGGGTTGTGTGGATGCGGGGCCCGCTTGAAGGTCAGGCCGCATACCTCGGCGGTTCGAAGCGGATCGTCTGCATGATGCCGGCGCTGCGCAGCTCTGCGGCGATAGCGCGGACCTGTTCGGCGCGGCATTCGCAAATGACCGCGATGTCCTCGACGCCAAGGCCCTCGCGCAGGCTTGCAATCACGACGTTGCGGTGTGGGGGCTGGGGATTGTTCACGCAGCACCTTCTTCCTGCGCCATCAGCAGATCGAGCGCGACGTGCAGTTCGCGAGCTGCTGCGCTGCGATCCTCCTCCGCCTGATCCTTGGCCTCGGCGCTGCTGCCAGGGTCGAACATATCGGCGAGAGCCCGCATGAGCTTGGCAGTCGCGCTACCGTCCAGCTGGGCAAGCTCTGCCGTCCAAAGGCCCATAGCCATGGTGACAAAGGACACCCCGGTGCAGCCAAGCCTAGAACAGCCGCGGTCCGTGCACCGCAGCAGCAGATCAAGAATGACCTCTCGGGTCCGGGCTGCTTGCTGGCGAGTATCAGGCGTCAGCGTGGGCCTGCGTGGATCGCTCATGCAAAGGCCCACCAAGCGAGCGCTGCGCCCACCGTGGCGCTGATCGAAGCGACGACCAGGAATGCGACAATCGCCATCGACGAGATCGGCTTGTCTTGTTTTTCAAGGCTCAAGCTCGTGGAGCGAAGGCGGGCGATACGCGCTGCATCGGCAGTGTTCGCAGGATGGTACGGGGGGGACGGTTCCGGGCGCATTCTCAAGGCTCCATTCGATTGCTGGGGGTGGGGAACTGGCGCTGTGGCGCGCCAGTCAGGCGCTTGATCAGCGGGCGCCGATCTCGGGTGTGCCCATCAGCAGCGGCACGGCGGTCTGTTCGTGCGCCCATGCAAGAGCCTCGCGAGCGGCATCGCGCAGCGCGGCGTCCGGGTTGTAGAGGGTGGCGAAGAATTTTACTTCCGACCCCGCCTTGCGGTAGCGGAAGCGGACCGCCAGTCGGTACAGCGCACCCTCTTCGAAGACGGGGATGGCAATCATGAACAGGTTGGGCAGGCGCAGCGGTTGCCCGTCAGGATCGCGATGCTCGTCCAAGAACTGAACCTGCGTCTCGCCGGTATCGCGGTTGGTCGTCACCTGAAGGTGGCCGACCTCATGGACGGCAAAGCTGCGCGACAGTTGGACTAGCGTAGCGTACTGCCCAAAACGGCCCTGCAACTTCTGCGCAACCTCGACCATCCGCTGTTCCCAAGCCTCGGCGCCATCGGCGCGGTTGGCCAGAAGGGCGGGGGTCGGGTCCAGCAGGTCGTTGGCGTTCTCTTCGATGAACTCGCCGAACTGGTCCTTTGTCAGCGCCTGACCGCTGATCGCCGTCCAACGCTTCCATTCCTCGGACACCGGGAACGTGTAGAGCGCGGTGTGGCGACCATAGCTGGCGGTGGGATCACCCGCAGCAGGGTCGATCGTCGGTGCACCGGCGCCGTGATAGTCGATGATCGACAGCAACTGCGGCTTGGGCTGGATCTGTGCAAACAGGACGGTGTCGTCACCCTTGAAGCGGTTGGTCCACTCGATCAGGCTGGGCAGGTCGGACACGACGGCCTTGCCGGTGCGCTGCATCGGTTTGAGCGCCTCGATCGCCTTGCGGTGCTGTTCGGTCAGATCGTGCAGGCGCATGTCCGAGGGTGCGGCGATGATGGTCGGCTGCTGCGGATCATCGTTTGTAGGGAAACTGATATACCGAAAATCGCAGACCGGGCGCGTCTCCTCGATGATCGTCTCGGCGAAGTTCTTGGCGGGTTCTTGTGTCATGGGCCGGTGTCCTTACTCGGCTGTGCGCAGTTCGCGGTGTCCGCCGACGTCGCGAACCTCCATGCGGGACTGGGCGGGGTTGTGGGTGGTCAGCGCACCGTCGCCGGTCAGCCATCCGACTGCCTTATGCTTGGGTGGCTTGGGGCCGACGATCTTGTCCTCGATCACCAGTTCGACCTGGCCGAAGCGGTCGGTCTTCATGTCGATCGTCAGGGTGATCTTGCCCTTGGCGCTGGACGCGAAGTCCTGCGCGAACTGGCGCATCTCAATGTTGTTCGCTTCGATCCGCGACAGCAGGTCGGGCAGGTAGTCGCCGTTGTCGGCGAGTGACAGCAGCTGATCGAGGCTGCGCAGTTCCGGTGGCTTGGACATGGATCGGTCCTTGTGGATGTGGATGGAAAAATGCCCGCAGCCGCTGAGGGAGGAGGGGGCGGCTGCGGGCCAGTACGGGGTGCGGCGAAGCAGGAAGGGGCTGCACCCTGTCTGGTGGCGCGGTACGCCTACCAGTTCGTTGCCTGGCCGAGTGCTGTTCCGCCGTAGGCAATGGCTGCCGCGACCAAAGTCGGCGCGGTCAGGTAGAAGGTTACGACCAGCGCAGCCTGTGCCAGGCGCAGCGTGATGATGGGGATGAGGTGCATAGGTTCACTCCAGCCCGGCACAGTGCCGGTTGCTGCGAGATTTACACACAGTAAACTTAGACAGCAAGAAAAAAGTTTCTGTGTGTAAACACTGGCGATAGTCAGTTGCCCGCCAACAAGTGGCGCGGTGCCCAGACCGTGCAGTGCATAAATATTGGTGATTCGGGAGAAAACAGACGTGTAAGGGCAGATGCAACAAATCTTTATGGTTGTCGCGGCTGCTTTTGTTCGCCTAATGTTCTCGTCGTGGTTGGAGGTAGATGTGCCAGATGAGTTTGATATTGCGGCGGTGTTGGTGGCAATTTCTGAAGCCGATAGGCTTCAATTATTCACTGCGATCCGGTCTCGTCCTTCGGCGCCATCGACAGAGCAATCCTCGCAACTACTGCCTGATCTGCCTCAGAGAGCTTCTGAAAAATCTCCAGGTGATCGATGATCGACCGAGCGGCATCTGTTGATGGTTCGATCAATGCGGTCACGTCTACGCCAAACGCTGCGGCCAGCGAGCGAAGGGTTTCCGCGCTAGGATCTCGCCTTCCGCTTTCGAGCAGTGAGATGTAGCCCTTAGACGCATTGGCCATCTCGGCCAGCTGTTCCTGGGTCCAACCTCGCGCTTGGCGATGCTCTTTGATGCGGTATTTCATACGGCAAACAATGCCAGCTTCCGCGATCCCGCAAAACTTACACTAAGTAAACAGGCCCACTTGCGGTTTTGTTTTCTGTGTGTAAACAATCCGGCATGGAGATCAGAGAACATATCACGGCCAGAGGCCTGTCTCGCGCGCAGATTTGCGCAGCCGCTGGCATATCCCGCGGTATGTTGAGCCTTATCGAGAGTGGCCATCGGCGCATAGGTGTTGAGAAGGCAGAAGCCTTTGCTGCTGCGCTTGGATTGCCCATCGCAAGCGTCCGACCCGACCTCGCTCAGATGTTCACAAATGTTAGAAAGCCCGAGGACGCAGCATGAACCAACATGCCGCGTCCTCTTTTCATTGCTCGACTGGTCACTCTTCACAGGACCAATATGGAGCGCTGCCCGTGAAAAATCCTGCATATTCGACAGACCCCCGCGCCAACCGGCGCTGGTTCCGCGACCTTCTGTGGCGGGCCTTCCCCGCACAGTCCGAGCGTGAGCTGGCCGAGAAGGCCTCAGCGGTGCTGGATGTCAGCCATCGGCAGGTCATCAACTGGCTGCGCGAGGAGCATGACCCCAAGCTGCGCTACATCATGGCGGTCCTCGCCATCGCTGGCGCCGAAATCGTCTTCAGCCGGATCGAGGGACAATGATGCATCGGCTAATGAACCACGTCCTGGGGCGGTTCTACGAGGCGCGCGCCATGCGCGCCCTCGGCCGCTACCAGCGTCTCAAATCCATTTCGGAAAAATTCTTCCGTCGCGTTCCGCGCACGACGCGCGAGGGTGCGCCGGAGGAGGATGAAGCATGACGGAGCCCGCACAAGATCAGCTGCGGGCGATCACTCACGGGACGTCCTATGCGTACAACCGCCTGCGGTGCCGCTGCGATGCTTGCCGCCATGCGGAGTTGCGGCGACAGAAGGAGTGGCGTGCCCGTAACCGGGCGGGGCTGGTCAAACATCGTCCCAACCATCCCAACTGTGTGCCAGTGCGTGTCCGTGGCGTGATCTATCCCTCCATCTCCGTGGCGGCGGCGACTTTGAAGATCTGCCCAACCTCGATCACTGGGCAGCTTCGTTTGAGAGGCTCGGCTGATGGTGCAGGGCTGGGCGGCCGCTCCCCGCGCCCCAGAGGTAAGGCCGGTGCCAAGCGTTGCGTGATCCATGGGCGCGAGTTTCCGTCGATCGCGGCGGCAGCCCGCGCCTTGAATGTCGGCTATTCTCACATGGCGCGGGAGTTCAAGGCGGGCCCCTCAGCGGAATACTGGCAGTATCTGCTTAGCAAGCTGATGCAGGCTGACCAGCTGCAGCCGGGGCGGTTGGCATGACGGACGTTGTAGAGTTCTGGGCTTATCCGCTGCAGCACGGCGATCGCCTGCCCAACTTTGATTGGATGCCGCTCTACGGTGAGCAGCTGTTGTCTTCCCGCTTCGTCGCCAAGGCCATCCAGGCGAACCGGCGACAGGACATCGGCACCGCGCTGCTTCTATGGTGCGCAGCCATGAAGCAGAACCCCGCCGGCACGCTGCCCGACGATGATGTCGAGCTCGCACGTCTGGCCGGGTTCGGCGCGGATCTTGAGGGCTGGATCGAGGCCCGCAGTGGGTTGGCGCTGTACGGCTGGCGATCGACACATATCGACGAGGCCCCTGTCGGCGCGGTTGCTCGGTTGGGCCATCCCTTGCTGTCAGAGATCGCCGAAGCGCAATTCCGGCGCAAGCGTGGGCGCGAACGCAGTCGCGAGGTCGCCCAGCAAGGCATGCAGAAATCCCGCATCCGCGCCAAGCTGCGCGAGATCAAGCACGCCAAGATGGCCGATAATAGCCAAGCGGTCGATCAGATCGCCGAATGGCTGCGGGAAAACGATCTCTACATCACCGCCGACAACGTCCGCGTTGCGGCAGAGGAAATCATGGGCAGCCTTCGGGTCGTGCACATGGCGGGACGGGAGGTCTGATGGTCGTGTGATCGTCCTGCAGGCCGCTGTTATCGCGCTGCAATCCACTGTTAGTCGCTGTTACGCATAACAGTTAGCAACAGTTAGGACCGCAGCGCTTTAACAGGTCCGCAACTGTTAGCTGCCCTACAGGACAATACACGGACACAGACAAGGACATGAAACCTTATGGGCGCCTCCGAAAGGTGATGCCTGTGGATAAGTCGAACTGCTGGTGAAAGGGGAAGGTCCGGATGTCGGGTTGCAATGCAGAAATGAGGGCGCGTGTCGACATGCTGCTGATGCAGCCCCTTGCGGGTCTGGCGCGCAAGCGCGGAACAAGTGCTGAGGCACACGACAAGGCGATGGCCCGGCTGCGCGACTGGCTGACCTACATGTCGGACGACAACCTGCGTGCCATGGTCGATCTGATCGCGCGGCATGCGGTCAAGGGCGTCTGGCCTGAGGAGGGACTGGTCCGGGCGTGGGCGATGACCATCCAGTGTCCGCCCCCGCGCGACAGCGCCTACGCGCAAAGCCTCATCAAGTCGGCGATGGGCCGCCAGGCGATGGCGGAGGGCTGGGCAGTCGAGCTGTTTCAGATCGCCAAGAAGCTCGGCCCCCCGCCGGGCAAGTACATCATCACTCGGCTCAAGCAGGATGCGGACAGCAATCGGCACAAGCGCAAGGTGATCCGCGAGAACATCGAGGCTGGGCGCGCCACCCTGGCCGAAAAGCAATGGCTGTCGGTCTGGCATGAGGACCTTGCGGAGATCGAGGCCATCCAGACCGCCGTTACGGAAGAGGGAACAGCAGCATGACGATCTACAACGGCGAGATGGGGGCATTGCGCCGCGCCCAGGAACGCGAGCGGGTGGCGGGGATCATCGCGCGCGCCATGCCTGCGGAAGGGTGCGGGCCTGCTATTCCCATTGCCCCGGCGCGTGGGCCGTCGATGGCCGTCACGCCGAACGTGGTTATGCCAGATGAAAAGTCGCGGACGGGCTACAAGGTCGAAGCCACCGGCTGGCGCGGCTTCAGGGCGGCGCGGGCGATTGACGTGTTCGATACTCTCGACCAGCGCGAGGCGGTCCGAGCACGCAAGGAAGGCCGTGATCCTATACCACCATTCTCCAAGGCGCAGGTCACCATCGCGCGGCATTACCGCGACCTGGTCGAACGGCATGATGCTGGAGGAATGCGGTGCGCTAGCCTGGAGGCACGGCGCAGTGGCGGCGGATCTTCTGGCGGCGAATTCATCGATGCGTATCTCGCCACGGGCAATGAGATCCAGCAGCTGCGACAGCGCATCGGGGCAGGGGCCGCAATGGTGGTTCGCCGGGTTCGCCCGTCGGCTCGGGGGAAGGCAACAGCCTCGATCATTCGCGACCGGGACTTGGTCGATGCCGTATGTCTGCATGGGAAGAGCTTTCGGGACGTGCTGGATGGGCATGGATGGGCCATCAAGGGTCAAAACATCCAAAAACTCTCTGACGCATTGAAGTCGGCGCTGGACCGCATGCTCGGTAAGAAGAACACGGTTCGAAAAATTCTTCCTTGACCGCTTAGGTCTCACGAGAGCATACATTTCACTATTATCCAGACGTGCGCCCGCAGGGATCATCCCTCGCGGGCGTTCGTCGTTCGGACCTATCCCAACATCACTGGAGGCCGCCATGGCTGTCACCGATCCGGACTTCAATCCGAGCGGCAATCCCGACATTGCTGAAATCAAAGAGGCGACCAATGCCCTTGCGGCAATCATTGAGCGGCTGCCCGCAGGTCGCCGTCGGTCGGTCGCGCTGACCAATCTGGAAACTGCATCGATGTGGGCCGTGAAGGCCGCAGCTTGCGGCGACGCCTGAGCCTGTGAGCCTGAGCAATCAGATCATCATGCAAGCGCGCCTCGGTCTCCGCCCCATGCGGTACCGGGGTATCCGCTTCTGGTACTGACGTGGCGCGCATGCGGCAGCTCGCACCGCGCGGGCAACAGCTAAAGCCGCGTGGCTCCGGTGGTGGGGTGCCGGTCCGGTCGCGTGACAGGATCGATACCTGGCGCAAGTGGTACAAGACGGCAGAGTGGCAGGCCATCCGATGGGATGTGCTGGTCGCGGCCAGCTTCACCTGCGTCCGGTGCAAGCGGGTCTTCGAAAGCGCGCAGCTGGTCGGTGACCACATCAAGGCGCATCGCGGGGATCGTGACATGTTCTTCGATCGCACCAACGTCCAGTGCATGTGCGCCACCTGCCACAACCGAGACAAACAGCGAGAGGAGCGCCGCGATGCTTATCGGAACGATTGAGGGCGTCACTCGCGTCATCGGCAAGTCGCAAGGCTACCTCGGCCTGCCGCTGCGTGATGAGGTCATGAACTGCACGGTGAATGGCGAGGGCACGCCCGCCATGGTGACGGCATGGCAACCCACCCCTGAAGAGTTGGCCCGCCTGAATGCCGGTGCCTCGGTGCACCTGCGCGTGCTGGGCACCGTCCACCCGCCCGTGATGGTCGGGGTCGGCGACCCGCCCGCCTGATCCGCGCCGACGTCCGGCAAGGGGGGGTGGGTCGAAAGTCGGGGGGCCGTCCCGGCCCGGACCCGCGTCCCCCTCATGCGGAGATTTTTTTCTGATGGATGCGATTTTTGACCTCTTCGGCAACCCAGTGGATGCCAAGTCGGGCAAGCCCGGCCGTCCCCGGAAAGAGGCGACGCAGGAAGAGCGCAACAAGGTCAAGATGTTGCTGGCGGTGGGCTGGAACAACGAACGGATCGCCTCGATCCTGCAGCTGTCTCTGCCGACTTTTCGCCGCAATTTTTTTCACGAGCTGAAGGTTCGCCCCGTGGCGCGCGACATGCTCGACGCCCGCCGGCTGGAGCTGGCGATGACCGCGGCCCAGTCCGGCAACGTCGGCGCCATGCGCCAGGTCGATCGTCTGCTGGAGAGGTTCGACCAGATGGAAGCCGAGCGGAAGTACGCAAGTGCAGAGAGAGGGCCGACGTCCGATGCGCCTCGCGAGAAACTCGGCAAGAAGGTGATGGACGAGAAGTTGGCCCTCGATGCCGACGCGGCGCTGACTGCCGAACTGGACCTGGAGACCAAACGGAATGTCCGCCACTGAGGCTCTGCCGCGTTTCGCCTGCCCCGACTGGTGGGAGAAGCTGCAGGCGGGCGACGTGCCGATGGCGGACGTGCCGATCAATGAGGCCAAGGCCGCTCGCGTCTTGGCATTCTTCAATCGGCTCAGGCTGCCAGACATCTCGGGCAACCCGCCCATGTCGATCGCTTGCGGCGACTGGTTCAAGAGACTGCTGGTCGTGTTCTTCGCGAGCGAGGATCCCGAGACGCAGCGCGAGCTGGTCTGGGAACTGCTCTGCATGGTCCCGAAGAAGAACTCGAAGTCGACCTATGTGGCGGCGCTGGCGCTGACGGCCCTCTACATGGAGGAGGCCCCCAATCGGCAGATGCTGCTGGTCGGGCCTAGCCAGAACATCTCGGAGCGGTGCTTCGAGCAGGCGCAGGGCATGGTCGCCCTGGACGAGAAGCTGCAGCTGATCTTCAAGGTACAGGATCACCTGAAGACGATCACCCGGCGCAAGACCGGCACCTCGCTGGACGTGAAGACGTTCGACACGACGATCGTGACGGGCGAGATCCCGGTGCTGACGATCATCGACGAGCTGCACGAGCTGGGCAAGAAGGCCAAGGCGCTGAAGGTGATGCAGCAGATCCGCGGCGGCGGCATCACCATGCAGCGCGGCAAGGTGCTGATGATCACGACGCAATCCGACGAGATGCCCACCGGTATCTGGAAGGCCGAGCTGAAGAAGGCCCGTGCTATTCGTGACGGGAAGGCTGGACCGAAGCCGATCATGCTGCCGATCCTCTACGAGTATCCGGAGGAACAGCAGAAGGACGAGACCTTCTGGCGCGACCGGTCCAACTGGGGAATGATTCTGCCGAACCTCGGCCTGTCGATCAGCGAACAGGCGCTGGAGGAGGATTACGACAACAACGGCAAGGTCTCGAAGGAGGCCGAGCAGATCTGGGCCAGCCAGCATCTGAACATCGAGATTGGTGTCGGCCTCGGCGGCGACAACTGGCGCGGTGTCGACCACTGGGAAGACTGCGGCGACGAGACGCTGACGCTGGAGGAGCTGATGCGCCGGTCGGAGGTCTGCGTCGTGGGCGTGGATGGCGGCGGCCTCGACGATCTGTTCGCTGTCGCGGTTCTCGGCCGGGAGAAGGTCACACGCCGCTGGCTGCTCTGGACCCATGCGTGGGCATTCCAGGAAGTGTTTGATCGTCGCAAGGACATCGATGCCAAGCTGCGCGACTTCGAGGAGGCCGGAGACCTGACGATCTGTCTGGAGGTCGGCGACGACGTGACGGGTGCGATTGAGGTCATCGAGAAGCTGGAGGCGAAGGGACTGCTGCCGACTGAAACTCCGGCGATCGGTCTGGACGCTGCCGGCATCGCGGAACTGCTGGACGGCCTCGACGAGGCAGGGTTCGGCGAGGAACGCTGGATCAGTGTCGGCCAGGGCTGGAAGCTGCAATCGGCAGTCCTGACCCTTCCGCGCCGCCTGAAGGATCGCAAGCTGATCCATGGCTCGTCGGACTTCATGGCGTGGACGGTGGGAAACGCCAAAACAGAGCTCAAGGGGAGCAATTACATCGTGACCAAGCAAGCCGCCGGACGCGCGAAGATCGACGCCCTGATGGCGACCTTCAACGCCGCGATGCTGATGTTCGGCAACCCCGAGGCCGCGGGACCGTCGGTCTATGAGACCCGCGGACTGAGGTTCGCCTGATGGGCGTCCTGAGCTGGCTGGGATCACTGGGCGGTGGCGGGACGCCGACCGCGCCCGCGACGCCCAACGCCCGGGTACAGGCCTGTGCCGATGGTGGCCTGTTCCAGGGGATGAACGATCCCGACCTGGTGCAGATGCTGCGCGGCGGAGGCATGACGCAGAGCGGTGCGTTCATCTCGTCCGAGCAGGCCCTGAAGAACACCGCCGTGTTCCGCTGCGTTTCGCTCCTGTCCTACTCGATCGCAATGCTGCCCCTGCACCTGCATCGGCAGGGCGACGATCTGAAGAAGGCGAATGACCATCCCCTGTTCCGGGTTCTGCACCGCAAGCCGAACGACTGGCAGACTGCCTTCGAGTTTCGCCAGCTGATGCAGACCTGGGCACTGACGGAGGGCGATGCCTTCGCGGTCAAGGTGAAGCGTGGCGACCAGGTGATCGGCCTCCTGCCCGTCGATCCGAGGCGCATGAAGGTCGAACAGAAGGACGACTTCTCGGTCATCTACAAGTTCAGCCCCAAGTCCGGAGGCGAGCGCACGCTGCCTGCCGGTGACATTTTCCACCTGCGCGGCTTCACGACCGATGGCATTCGTGGCCGCTCGCTGGTCAAACAGGCCGCCGAGGCTATCGGCTTGGCCCTGCAGGCCGAGAAGGCTGCAGCGCGTCTCTTCCGGAACGGCATGATGGTCGGCGGTGCCATGGTCATGCCGCAGAACAAGAAGCTGTCCCAGGAGGCCTATGATCGCCTGTTGGCCAGCATGGAGGAGCGCGAAGGCTCCGAGAACGCCCACCGCTGGATCATCGCCGAAGAGGGGATGGAGCCCAAGCCGTTCACGCAGACCGCCCAAGGCAGCCAGCATCTGGAGATGCGAAGCCACCAGGTGGAAGAGGTGGCACGTACCTTCGGTGTCCCGCGTCCGCTGCTGATGGTCGACGACACGTCCTGGGGGTCCGGCATCGACGTCTTGGGCCAGATGTTCGTCCGCTACGGTCTCAACCCGTGGTTCGAGGCTTGGGAGCAGGCGATCTGGCGCTGCCTGCTGAGCGAGCGGGAACAGGACGAGTACTATGCGAAGTTCAATGCGGCCGCCCTCCTGCGCGGCAGCATGAAGGACCAGGCCGAGTTCTTCGCCAAGGGGCTCAGCGTCAACAATCAGCAGTCGTTCCTGCACCAGGACGAGGTCCGCGGCTGGCTGGACCTGCCGGCGCGTGGCGACCTGCCCGGCCCGATCACACGAAAGGATGGGAACAGTGACCCAACGCGCAGCACCTGAGATCAAGGCATCGCGCCCGGCGCAGGTTCAGGCCTATGAACCGTCGCCGCAGATGATGGACAAGTGGCAGTCGAACATCCAGGCCGCCGATGGCGACCGCGACAACGTCATCAGCATCCTGGACATGATCGGCGAGGATCACTGGACCGGCGACGGTGTGACAGCAAAGCGGATCGGAGCGGCGCTACGGTCGATCAAGGCCGACCGTGTCGTGGTCGACATCAACAGCCCGGGCGGCGACTTCTTCGAAGGTGTGGCCATCTACAACCTGCTACGGCAGGACTCGCGCCACATCACCGTGCGCATCCTTGGCCTCGCAGCGTCCGCCGCCTCGGTCATCGCCATGGCGGGGGACGAGGTCCAGATCGGACGGGCGGGCTTCCTGATGGTCCACAATGCCTGGGTCGTGGCGGTGGGCAATCGTCACGACATGCGTGCCGCTGCCGAGACCATGGAGCCATTCGACAGCGCGATGGCGGCGGTCTACGCCGCCAAGGCCGGGGTCGAGCGCGATAAGGCCGCGGAATGGATGGACGGCGAGACGTGGTTCAACGGCGAGGACGCCATTGCCGCGGGGCTCGCCGATACGATGCTGACAGCCGATGTCGAGGCGCGCGAGGGCGCGGGTACGAATGCCCTGCGCCGCGTGGACACGATCCTGGCCAAGCAGAATGTTTCCCGGTCGGAACGCCGCGCGCTTCTGGCCGAGATCACGGGGGGCACGTCTGGCGCTGCCGCCCACGTCACGCCGGGCGCTGACGCCGAGACGGCTGCATTGCTGCAGTCGATGATCAACACGCTCAAAAAGTGAGGAATCACATGACCAAGCATATCCCCACCGCGCTGCTGACGCGCGGGATCCTCGCTGTGCGCGCTGACGCGTCCGGCGACCCGAAGGTGATGATGGCGGCGCTGAACCAGGCATGGACCGAGTTCAAGTCGCAGAATGACGACACCATCAAGGCACTGAAGAAGGGCCAGGAGGATGTCGTCCGCGCCGATGCGCTATCGAAGATCGAGACCACGGTCGGCAACCTGCAGGCTGCACTCGATGCGCAGGCGACCCAGATGGCAGCCCTGAAGATGGGCGGGCCCGGCACCGATGGCAACCCGACCGATCCGGAATACAGCGGCGCCTTCAGTGCGCACTTCCGCAAGGGCGACGTCCAGGCAGCGCTGAACAAGGGCGCGGCCGAGGAAGGCGGCTATCTGGCACCGGTGGAATGGGATCGCACGATCACCGACCGACTGGTCGAGGTCTCGCCCATGCGCCAGATCGCCTCTGTCCAGACGATCTCGACCGCAGGGTTCCGCAAGCTGTTCAATCAGCGCGGGATGGGTTCTGGCTGGGTCGGCGAGACCGCACCGCGTCCCCAGACCAACACCCCCGAGTTCGCCCAGCTGACCTATGCCACGGGCGAGCTTTATGCCAACCCGGCGGCCACGCAGCAGATGCTGGACGACGCGGCGGTGAACCTGGAGGAATGGATCGCCAACGAGGTCGAGGCCGAGTTCGCTTACCAGGAAGGGCTGGCCTTCGTCGCCGGCAACGGCATCAACAAGCCGAACGGCGTCCTGACCTATGTCGAGGGCGCTGCCAACGCCGCCGCGCACCCCTTCGGCGCGATCAAGACCCAGACCACCGCCTCGGCCACCGCCATCAGCAGCGACGAGCTGATCGACATGGTCTACGACCTGCCGGGCGCCCTTTCGCAGAACGCCCGCTTCGTGCTGAACCGCACGTCGTTGGCGCGCGTCCGCAAGCTGAAGGACGGCGACGGCAACTACCTGTGGCAGCCGTCCTTCAGCGCCGGCCAGCCCCAGACCTTGCTGGCCTATCCGGTGACCGAGATGGCCGCGATGCCCAACGTCGCCGCCGGCGCGGTGCCGATCGCCTTTGGCGACTTCCGCCGTGGCTACCTGATCGTCGATCGCACCGGCGTCCGCGTCCTGCGCGATCCCTACACCAACAAGCCCTTCGTGCACTTCTACACCACGAAGCGCGTCGGTGGCGGCCTGCTGGACCCGCAGGCCCTGCGCGCGATGCGCATGGCAGCCGCCTAAGCCCCGCGTCCGGCCCTTCGGGGCCGGGCCTCCCCTCCCTGAAGCACAGGAGCCATGACCATGGCGAAGAAACCCGACCAGGCAGAGGCGGCGACCGCTGCCGATGTCAAAGAGCAGACCGTCGCCACCTCTGCCGATCAGGCACTGGCGACGGCTGCCGATACCGCCGTCCAGGTGGATGCCCCGGCCGATCCCGCTCCGGCGACCGAACTGGACAATCCCTCCGGGGCCATCATCGAGCCGGAGATCCTCGGTGCGGTCACCGTGGGCCACGAAAGCGTCGATGCCAATCCGCGCGCCGGCACGACCAGCGTGCAGAACGCCGTCGATTGGAACGACGCCAAGCGCGCCAAGCCGCAGGACGACGACTTCGCAGGACAAGGTCTCGACACCTCGGTCTACGGCAAGGGCACGTCGGCCTGATGCGCCTGACCCTGGTCACGCCCCCGGCGCCCTTCATCACGCTGGACGAGGCGCGCAGCCATTGCCGCGTCGAGGATGACCAGGAGGAGAATGCCGTTCTCGAACGTGCGATCGATGCCGCGATTTCCCACCTCGACGGGTATCGCGGCATTCTCCGCCGCTGCATCGTCAACCAGCAATGGCGGATGGACCTTGCCCGCCCCTGCCGGACCGTCCGGATGCCCTTTCCTGACGTCAGCGATGTGACGGTCACCTATCCGGGCTCCGTCCCCGAGGCGGTCCCGTTCGATCTTTGCCATGATGGGCTTGCCGTGAATTTTGGCCGGGCTCCGGGTCGAGCAGTGCAGATCCTGTTCACGGCGGGGTTCGGCGAAGTGTCGGCGGTTCCGGCGGCCATCAAGGTGGCGGCACTGATGCTCGTGGACTTCTTCTACAACCAGCGTGGTGGCCTCAGCGACGGGCCCGGCTTCCCGCCGGAGGTCGACGTGATGATCTCGCCGTTCAAGGTGTGGCGCGTATGAAGACGGGCCAGCTGAACCGGCGGATCACGCTCCTGGAGCCACAGCCCTTCAAGGACGCCGACGGCAAGGTCATCCAGGGCTGGACAAACCGGGGCACGGTTTGGGCGAACATCCAGCATCGCCCCGGCAGCGAGGCGTTCCAGCAAGCTCGGATGGAGGCAAGGGATCCTGCCACCATTGCCGTGCGGGCCACCGCACTGTCCCGCAGCCTGTCGTCTCTCTGGCGCGTTGAGACCGAGGACACGATCTACGAGGTCAAGGGCAACCCGCACAGGTCGCAGGACAACGCGTTCGTCATCTTTCAGGTCGAGGGCCAACGCAAATGAGGGCCGGTCGCCGTCTCCGCCAGCTGGTCATCGCCCGCATCGAGGATCAAGTCGCCGAGCTGGCAGGCAAGGTCTTCGACCAGGCGCTTGCCAGCACTGCGCATCCCTATGTGACATTGGGCCCGTCCTATTGGAACGACACCAGCGTGACCTGCGTCAAGGCGCGCACGATGACGCTGCAGATCGATCTCTGGCACAGCCAGGAGAGCAAGGGGGCCTGCGAGGATCTGACCGACGACATCGCCGCGGCGATTCAGGGTTGGTCCGACACTGATGCGCTGACCATGCATCCGGCCAATGTAACGCTGGTCCGCGTGATGGATGATCCCAGTGGCGATGTGCACGGGATCATCCAGATGGAGGTTCTGATCGAGCAGGACCCCGCCTGATGGCGCAGCTCAATCCCCGGATCGTCGCCAAGCTGAAACAGATCCCTGCGGCCGCTGTCGATGCCGCGCGGCTGGCGATGGAAGAGGGTGCAGAGGAAATCTGCGTCATGATGCGCAGCCTCGTCCCCGCCAAGAGCGGCGCTTTGCGCGCCAGCATCGGCTGGACCTGGGGCGACCTGCCGCCGGGCACGTTCATGATCGACGAGATCCGCTCCGGCCCGAACAAGGGCGACCAGTACGCCACCCTGCGCATCCGGATCTACGCCGGCAGCAAGGAAGCCTTCTACGCCCGGTTCGTCGAGTTCGGCACCCAGCCCCATTCGCTTGCGCGCAACGCGTCGGTGAAACGCGGCAAGCGGCAGGACAAGGGCGCGGGCCATCCCGGCACCGTCGCTCAACCGTTTTTCTACCCGACCTGGAAAGCCAAGCGGGCCGAATTCCGCACCAGGATCCGCAACAAAGTCCGCGCAGCAATCAAGGAGGCATGGCGCAATGGTTAAGGCCGTTTTCCACAAGCGTTTCGACGCGACCGACCCGAAGAAGGGCACCTCGATCCGGGTCCAGGCCTCGCCTGATCCGCAGGAGTTCCCGGCATGGGTGATCGACAAGGCCGAGGCGTCCGGCGCCGCGATCCGCGACACCCCCAAACCCGCGGCAAAAGCCGCCCAATCCGAGGACAAGTGATATGGCTACCCCCCGCCTCCACAAGCGCGGCGACATCGTCGTGATGGTCGCGCTGGACCCGACGGCATTGCCGGCGAGCCCGACCTATTACACCAACTTCTGCGGCGCGACCGGCATCAGCCTGAACATTGAGAACGCCATCAGCGAGACGAATGTCGGCGACTGCGAGGACTGGACCCTGCCTATCCAGACGGTCCTGGACTACGGCGCACAGACGGTCGGCATGACCATCAACGCCCAGCTGGCACGTTCCAACCGCGACAAGCTGCTGCGGTGGGCCAAGGACCAGCTGATCCTGCCAGTCCGGACCTTCATCGTCGACGCGGCTGTCGGCGAGGTCGAATACATCGACGGCATGGGCATGCTGCCCACCCTCGGCATCGAGAACATCGGCAGTACCGAGCAGAATGCCGTCGTCACCACCACGCTGAACCTGCGCTTCCAGGAAGGCGTGGAGTTCACGAACGCTGCCTGATGCAGGCGGCGACGATACGCTGGCCGGGCGGGGAGCATGCTTTCCGCCTCGGTATCGCCGAGCTGGAGGTGATCCAGCAGAAGACGGAATGCGGCCCCGAGTATCTGCTGCACAAGCTGAACACCGGGCAGTGGTTTGCGGTCGAGCTGATCGAGGTCCTGCGCAACGGCCTGGTCGGGGGCGGAACGCCGCACATCGAGGCACTGAAGCTGGTGCGCAATGCCTTCGATCTCCACGACCTGATCAGCTTCAAGGTTCCTGCCCAGGAGGTTCTGTCGGTCTGTCTCTACGGCCCCGCGGATGATCCCGTGGGGGAGGATCGACCGGTGATGCCGACACCGGAGAACGAACAAACGGCCGCTGGAAGTTCAGCACCTACTACGGACTAGGGGCGGTCATGGGATTCTCGCCGGCGCAGGTCGGCGAGATGACCCCTTGGCAGTTCATGGCCTGCCTCGACGGCTATGGCCGCTCTCAAGGGTGGAACACGGCCCCGGAGGGCAAACGCATGAGCATCGATCGGATGCGTGAACTCGGAATTGAGGGGGTATAATGGCTGAGGAACCGGATCTTGTCGTCTCCGCGGGGTTCTCTGACGCGCAGCTTGTCAAAGACGCCAACAAGGTCGTTGCCGCGTTCAAGAAGCGCGGCGAGGAGGCACAGAAGGCATTCCAGGACGCGCAAGGCAAGGTCAGCAACTCTCAAGCCGCCAGGGCGCACGCGCGGGAGCTGGACCGGTTGTCCAAGGCCTATGATCCTGCCTATCGCGCAGCGAGCCGGTACGAGGCCGAAGTCAAGAAGCTGGACCGGGCGTTGGACGTGGGTGCAGTGACCCAGACCCAATACACCGCTCGTGTGGCCTCGGCAGCCCGCGAGATGAAGCAGGCCACCGAGGTCGTCGAACAGACGGCGCAGGGGTCGCGCCGCTATGGCGGGGCCATGCAGCAGGTCGGATACCAGGTCGGGGACTTTGCCGTGCAGGTCGGTGCCGGCACCTCGGCCGTCCAGGCCCTCGGCCAGCAGCTTCCGCAGCTGCTCGGCGGGTTCGGCGCGATGGGCGCCCTTGCCGGGGCTGGCGCGGCGATCCTGATCCCCCTCGGCGCGGCCGTCTATCGTGTGGCCACCGACAGCGAGACCCTGGAGGAGCGGACCGCTGCCCTGACCAAGTCGACGGACGCTTACGTGGACGCGGCGGAAGCGGCCATGACGCCCATCGAGGAGCTGCGGAACCAGTACGGCGATCTCGCGGACGAGGTGGCCCGCGCGAACTCCGCGATGGCCATGCTGAGCGCGATCCGCGCGCGCACAGATGTTATGGGTGCCGCCCGCGGCCTGAGCGCGCCTCTTGGCGTGAACCTGAACCCGGACCCTCTTCCCGTCCGCGGTGACGGTACCGTCGATCCCAACCGCGAATACATGCGCCGCAAGGAAATGGAGCGGGACCTTCAGCGGGTCAAGGATCTGACTGGCGCCAGCGCGGAGCAGTTCGAAAACCTGCGGATGGCCATCAATCGCGTGGACAGCTCCAATTCCGTGGAGGCGGTCGCGCGCGATGCGGAGAACCTGCTGGCTACCATCTCCGAGCTGGCCACAAACGATGGAGCCGATCTCGACTTCCTGGGGAACTGGGGCAGCCAGGTCTACGCCGTCATGCAGCAGGCGCAGCGCCAAGTGGAAGCCGGTGCCGATGCGATGGTCCGGGAACAGCGCCGGATCGTCAGCGAGTACCAGACCGACACCGACAAGCTGAAAAAGCTGACGGACGATCGCACCTCGGCGCAGCGTATCATGGATGCCGCCATCAAGAGCGGCAACGAGGAAACGGCCCGGCTGACGCAGGAGCGTCTGGATCTGATCGATGCCGAGATCTCAAAGGTGCAGGCACTCGACCGCGCGAATGACGAGGCGTTCGTCGCCATGCAGAAACGCATCCAGCAGGGCGCATGGGGTGTCATCAGCGGCGCGGTCGAGTCGGCCACAGGTAACAGCCTGGAGCAGTGGGGCAAGGATCTGGAAGCTTCCCAGAAGGGCATCCTCGAACTGATCAAGAGCCGGGAGAGCGGTGGTAACTACAACGCCACCCTCGACAATGGCCGCTACACCGGCGGTCAGCGCGATCTGGTGAACATGACCCTGAACGAGGTGCTGGAGATGCAGCGCCAGATGCTCGCCCATCCGGACAACGCGCATAACAGCTCGGCTGTCGGTGCCTACCAGATCGTCAGCACCACGATGCGCGGGTTGATCAAGGAACTGGGCCTGAGCGGAAACGAGCTCTATTCCCGCGAGATGCAGGACCGCATGGCACAGCAGCTGCTACGCCAGCGTATGCCCCAGGGGATCGAGGGTCTGCGGAACGAATGGGAGGGCCTGCGCGGCGTGTCTCCTGCCGTCATTCAGCAGGCCCTTGGTCAGCAGTCCATCGAACGGATGGACCCCGAACTGCAGCGCGAAGCTGATGAGCGTCTGAAGGAACAGGTCCGCGATCGGGAGCGCCTGGCAAAGCAGGCCAAGGATTACAGCGACCAGCTGTCGGCCAGCCTGATCACCCAACAGCAGACCAACGACCTTTCCAGGCAGCAGGCCGAGCAAGTGGCCGCCATCAAGGCGCTGCGCCTCGATCCTGAGGCCGAGGCCCGCGCGATCGCGCAGGTCACGGCAGAGATCGAACGCCAGCGCACCGTGATGGCCCTGCAAGCCGATGCCAAGCGGCGCAACGTTGATCTGGACGCGCAGTTGGCAGATGGCACGATGACCTATCGCCAAGCGATAGAGGCCCTTGGCCAAGCCAAGGCCGCAGATATCCTTGCCACCAATGATCGCGCGCAGGCCGAGGGTCGTGCTGCAGATGCGATGCAGTTCATGGCTGAACAACAGCAGTCGGTCGAACAAGGATTGATTCGGTCCATCATCGCTGGAGAGAGCTTTACGCAGGTTCTGGCCAATGTTGCCCTAGCATTCGCGCAGGCGGCCCTTCAGGCCGCGCTGTTCAACTCAGGTCCCATGGCCGGCGGTGGCGCAGGCCTAGGGATCCTGGGCGGTATCACCAACAGCATTTTTGGCCGTGGCGATGCCCTAAGCGCCGGGTTGAAAGTGGCGGGCCTTAATCCGGTCAGGTCCTTCGATGGCGGCGGCTACACCTGGGGCGGCCCCCGCTCTGGCGGCCTGGATGGTAAGGGTGGTCAGCTGCACATGCTACACCCGAACGAGCGCGTCCTCGATCTGACGCGCGGTCAGACACATGGCGGCGGCAGCCGGTCGGTCGCCCTGACCTTCGACATGCGCGGAACGACAGGGGACCGTGAAATCGATGCGAAGATCCAGCGCGCGGGCGAAGCGATGCTGGAACGTGTCCCCTCCGTCATGGCCGAACACCAGAAGCGAGATCAGTAATGCAGGCCACCTTTCCCCATCTCGCCCTCTGGCAGGATGTCCAATTCTACATTGCCGGGCAGTCCCTAGAACCGGAGGAAAGCGTCACCGGTAATGAGACCATCGTCCCGACGATGCGGGGCAAATGGATGGCATCTGCCAAGTTCGTGCTACGAGGCGAGGCGGCAACCCTCCAGTGGCAGGCCTTCCTTGCCCAGATGCAGGGCCGGATCGGCACCACGTTGGTGCCCTGCCGGTCCCGGTATCGGCCCAAGGACAGGAACGGCTTGCCCCTTCCCTTTTGCAGCATCGGCGGCATAGCAGGGTCCCAGACATTCGAGCACTTTGGGTTTCAGAATACCCCCGTGAATCGCATCGTGCTGGCCTCGGCCGCGGCGCTTCGGGCGACGGAACTTGACCTGACATTGAACGACACGACAGGTCTGCGGCCGGGGCAGTTCTTCTCGATCGGGGAGCGGCTGCACCGCGTTCAGCTGCACTGGCGGCCTAGTAGCACCACCAACCGGGTTATGATCGAACCGCCCCTTCGGGCGGCTGCTCCAGCAGGATCGCGACTGGAGATCGAGCGGCCAGTCTGCAAAATGAGGATGGTCAGTGAGACCGAGGGCCTCTTCGACCAGGCTATGGCCGTCACGCCGAGCACCCCCGTGAACTTCATGGAGGCCCTCTGATGCCCGCACGCGACGATCTGATTGCAATCCCCAACGAGGTGCTGCGTGATGGCCGGATCGGTCAGTCGGTGTTGGTGTTCATGGACTTCCGGGACGGCCCCAAGCGTTGGTGGACGGGCTTCGGGGATCTCGATGTCGGCGGACACCGCTGGCAGGGTGTGGGTGACCTGGTCAGCATCGGCAAGATCAGCACCGCATACCAGGTCTCGGCCAAGCAGGTGACCTTCAAGGTGGCGGCCACGCCGGAAATGTTCGCGCTGGCGCTGAACGCCAAGGCCCGCGTCCGCGACCGGGCTGTGACGGTCTACCTGCAGCTCTTCTCGAACATCCGGCAGGCGGCTTTCACGGCCGGGGGTGGCGAGCTGCTGGCAGGGGATCCGGTGGGTTCACCCATTTCGCTCTTTAACGGTACCATGCAGCGCATGCCCTGGTCCGGCGAGGGGTCGACAAAGAGAGAGATCAGCGTCGAGGCCGAGGGTCTGTTTTTCCGCCGCAACGCCCCGCCGCGCGGGCGCTGGACCGACCCTGATCAGCAGGCGCTCTTTGCCGGCGATCGCGGGCTGGAACGCCTGCCGCTCTATGCGAACGGCTACGAGGTTGGCTGGAGAATTAGCGGATGATCCGACTGGCCGGCGCAAACGACATCCTGCCCATCGTGGACATGATCGAGGATCTGCGCGCCGCCGTGGGCGGCCCTGTGCCGGTGGATCGGTCCTGGACGGCGGGCATCCTCGCCAAGCTGATCACCAGCCCTGACGCGGCTGTCTGGGTGTCGGGCGGTGGGTTCATCGCCGGATCGCTGCAGCCCACGGTCATCAGCCCTGCGCTGATCGCCATGGAGCATGGCTGGTGGGCCAGAGACGGTAGTGGCCTGCGTCTGCTGCGCGCCTTCGAGGCATGGGCACAGGAACGCGGCGCGCTGCTGACACAGCTATCGACGGGCCCCACGGGGCTGGATCTAACACGGCTCGGCTACCGGCTGGCCGAACGCGCATGGGTAAAGTGAATGGCCATCTTCTCATATCTGGCCACCACGGCCTTCTGGGCCTCCGCTACGACGGCACTCGGCACGACCGCAGCCAGTGCCATCATCGCCGCCGGCCAGGCGGTCACCTGGTCGCTGGCCTCGATGGCTCTGAATCGCCCGCAGGCGTCCCGCCAGGAGATGCTGGCGACGCTGAACCAGACTGAGAGCGCCCGCCGCCGCGCCTATGGTCGCAACCTGATGGGCGGCATCCGCGCGCTCTTCGAAGCTCGTGACGGACGTCTCTACCAGGTCGTAGTGATCCATCACGGTCGTGTCGACGGGCTGCTCCGCTTCTGGATCGACGGCGAGCCGGTTGGATGGAACGCGGACACCGGCGAGGTCCAGCGCTACAAGTACCTGTTCTTCCGTGACGGGTCCGGACAAGGCGGCGACTATGAGCCGCCTCGGCAGGCCTTCCCTGAAATCTGGACTGCCGACCACCGTCTCCAAGGGCAAGCAACGTTCTGCTCTGTCTGGGGCGATCCCTCGGACGAGGACTTCCAGAAGGTCTTCCCGAAGGGCGACCAGACGCAGGTGCAGGCCGAGATCCGCGGCGTCCGCGTGCGCAACCTCGCCGGCGATCTGGTCTACACAGAGAATGCCGGACTGTGCATCCGAGATCAGATGACCCATCCCACGGGTTGGGGCATCCCCCTCGCGCGCCTGGACGCAGCCTCCTGGGCATCCTTCGCTGCGCTGTGTGGAGAGGCTGTGCCGCTGCTCTCCGGTGGCACAGAGCCTCGCTATCGCCTGTGCGGGTTTTACACCCTCGAGGATCCCCTGAAGGATGTGACTACTCGGATGCTGGCCACCTGCGACGGGCAGATCTACGAGACAGCCGATGGCACGGTCGGCATTCTCGGCGGGGCATGGTCGGAGCCGGATGTCACCATCACCGACCGCGATATTCTGTCCATCCAGATGTCGGACGGCTTCGATCCGTTTACCGATTACAACGTGCTGCAGGGCAGCTTCGTCAGCCCGGCGCATGGTTACCAGCCGACGCAGGTGGCCGAGCTGGTCGATGAAGAAGCGCTGGCCACGCAGCCGCGCCGCACCGACATGCTGGACGTGGACATGTGCCCCTCCGGCACCCAGCTGCAGCGCCTGATGCAGATCAAGCGGGCCAAGGACCGCCGGGAATATGTTGGAACGCTGCGCACCAATCTGGTGGGCCTGAAGGCGCGCTTTCCCAAAGGTGACGGCATCCATACCATCCGGGTGGTTTCCAACGAATTCGGCCTCGATGGCGTTTTCGAGGTCACCAGCCACAGCTTCGACATTGAGCGCGCCACCTGCGAGATCGGCATCGGCAGCATCCTGAATCCGTACCCGTGGCATGCGCCGTCCGATGAGCGGCCGATGCCCCCGACGCTGGCGCAGATCGGAACGGTGGACGAGGTCGACCCGGTCCCGACAGGTGCTGTCCTGGTCCAGGAGCGCGTGACGATCTCGGGTGACGTGCAGGGTGTGAAGCTATCGCTGTCCGTTGATGATCCGGAGCGCGAAGGCCTGCAGCTGCGCGCGCAGATCGCGCAGGGCGACTTTGCCCCTGTCGGCCCCTGGACCGGAACGCAGCCGCAGTGGGACGAGATGACAGCGGCCCAGTTACGCGCACAGAGCGATGTCTTAGGGGATGGCCAGCAGTACACGGTTCGCTACCGCTGGCGGGGTTATGGCGATTGGCTAAAGTTCGGTCCGGTCACGGTACTGGCGAACCCGGTGACGCCGCCGACGCCCTCCAGTCTTGGCGTCGTGGCGACGGGGGACACCGCGTATATCGACTGGATCAACGCGCCCTCCGGTTACTTCCGCACTCAGGTGCTGATGGGTGCCACGACCAACTTCGCCGAAGCAACCATCATCGCCACAGTCGCAGGCAGCGCTGGCCGCCCGGACAACTACACTCACGACATGACCGGGATCACCGGCACCCGCCGCTTCTGGGTCCGCACCCTGAACCGTTCCGGCGTCCCTTCGGAACCCATCGGGCCGATCTCGGCCACCTTCTGACACTACCCCACAATTCGCCACGACCGCCCGCCTCGCGCGGGCTTTTTGCATTCGAGGTCAAGCATGCCTGTATTGGACACCATCAACCGCGCGTTCAGGGATTTCGTCCGCTTTACCGGCGACGGAAAGCCGAACGCGCCGGTTGGAGCGCCACTGCCGATCGGCGATCCTCTGTCGGGCGTCCACAATCCTGGCAAACAGGATTGGCGGGAGGCCCTAATCGAGCTGGCGCAGACGCAGGGCGATCCTGACGCCTTGCAGGATATCCTGACCGAGCTATCTGGAAAGGCTGAAGCCACGGCACTGGATGCGTTCAAACCAGTGCTTTCCAGCCTCAGCATGGGTGACATGTTCGGCCAGCACGTTGCAGTCGGACAAGCCCTCAACGGCGCCAGCCTCGTCGCAGGAACGGGAACAGCCGTGATGGGGATCCGTATCCCTGCGGGTCAGACCGGGGCACAGACCTATCTATCGCTTGTAATGAATATGGAAACCATGCGCGGGCAGACCATATTCTTCCGTACCCGCTTCAAAGCCTCTGCTGGGTTTTTGGCTTCCGTGACGCTCGGCCCCGTACGCGCTCAATATTCAACGGGGTCGGGATACACACCTCTCGAAGTGTCGGCTCCGGCTGCCGTACAGCGTGGTGACATGCTGGAAATCTCCGGCACTGCAACTATTCCAGGTAATGCGACCCAAGCCGGGTTGACCCTACAGGTTGCGTCCGCGAATGCTGTCATGTCCAGCGTACAAGAGGCAGTAGTGTCGTCGATCGAATACACGATCCTGTCGGACCGAGGTGACGAGGCATCCGTCCAAAGCCGTTTCCAGTTCGTCAATACTGGTCTGCTGCCTTATGCAGAACATCCCACAGTTGGATCGGCACAAGCTTTGAATGGGGCGATCCGGGTCAATGACGAACGTGGCGCCGGTATCGGGATCAATACGCCTGTTGGCCAAACGGGCACTAGTTCGTATGTCATTAGGCTTTTCTCGGCGGCTGGTCTTCAGGCGGGTGATCGGCTGCGCGTTACTGCAAAATACGATGTTTCGGCAGAATTTATGTCGCGGCAGCCTCTTGGGCCGGTAGTTTTCAATGTCCGAACAACGCCGAACGGGCCTGGGATCAATCGAACGGCCGCGCGTCGCATGGTGCAGGACGGTACGGTCCTGACAGTGGTCTCCGATTATGTTGTGCAGGGCGACGAGTATATGCTTGGTCCCTGCATTCAGCTTGCTGCCGGCGGCGATACGAGCGTGGCCAGAAACTTTATCGCCAAGTCACTTGAAGCTATGGTTTCGCGGTTCGGAGAGAGCGACACCACAGCAACTATGCAGCACGCGATGGCCAGGAACCGCAGCGACATTGTCGCAGCAGTTACCAGACCTCCGGTTGCGACCGACTTGAACGTAGGAGATGGTGGGCTGACTTTTGCGGCAGCGATTGTCGCAAGCGCAGGGGCTTCACCAGTCACGCGGGTAAGGTGGCGGGTTTTGCCCGGTGAGTACACGAGCGAGTTCAACTGGACACTTCCAAAGCACGTTGAAATGGGCGCCTCTGGTTCTGTTCGGCCTCGCATTCACTATGAGTTGCCCGATGGATCGGCGCTAAATCCTGCTAGCTACCAACCGTTCTTTGTCACTGATACGGCAAGTCTGCGCGGGCTGGATGTCAGCGTCCGAAATGGACGCTATGCGGTTCACATCGAAGCGAATGGGGCTAATCCTGACGCGGTTATTGAGATTTCAGATTGCCGTCTGGAGCATCTTGGGAACGTGATAGGGAGCTGGGCCTCGCAGGATGCACTTGGCATGGGAACATCAAGCGGGTGGCATGTAACGAGCAAGGACAGCGTCTACATTGCGCCAGTCATGACGTTTGCTTGGCATAACAACGTTGACTTCGCAAAACCCTGCGTTGTCAGGAATGAGCGCGATACCTTTGTTGCATTAACTCAGTCGACCGGTAGCGGGGTCAACGGAACGGCGCTGCGCATTCTACCTTTGGGCTCTGGTCAGCGCGATCAGCACATCATCGAAGATTGCGTAATCGTCGGCGACATTTCCTACGCAGTAACCGGGTGGTTTCCCTCTGAACTAAGCAAGCAGCTTGCTGATCATTCCGAGATAAAGGTCTCTGGGAAGGGAAACAGCCCTGCGGTGTTCCGCATTACCGACTTTGGTCGTGCGCTTAAAATTGCGGCGCCAGATGGTTCGTTGGCACCCGTGAGCGTAAGTGGGCCTGCTGTTGCAATCTTGATGGGCCAAGTGCGCTCCTATCCCGGTGCAACTAATCTAGCGAGCTATGTTCACGGTTCAGCTGATGTTTCGGAACAGCTGGTTGGACCCGCTGCCAACTTGGCCATCACCAGCTTGGGAAGGCGATTGGGAAATCGCTCCAGCACGCCAGTCAGCCTAAGCGTGACTGTTGGCGCTGAAACGCGAACGGTGACGTTCAACGCAAACCATACCGCCGTCAGCAATGCTGATCTTCTTGCTCAGATCAATACTGCCTTGGGCGGCATTGCCGTGGCATCGCTTTATGCAGTCGGAGAGCGTTACCGTCCCCGCTTCACAGATGAGGAGCTGTCCCTTACCAACGGACAAACTTATGGCATCCCGATGGGATCGCTTCTGGCATGGGATACGAACCGGACGCATGTAAGGCTGATGACATCGTCGGACGATCCCTCGATATTCGCGGGCGTTGCGTGGGAAGATATCTATCCCTCGAAAGTCGGTCGCGTTAAGGCCCGTGGATACCTCCCTATCTCAGATATCCGTCGCGCAGACACTGCTGCCATCACTTTCGGTTCAAGCCTTTCCGTTTCCCCTACCAGCCCGGGACAAGCTGTCGCGGGTGGATCGCAAGCGTTGTTGACGGCCATCAGGCCTACCGCGGTTGCGCTGCGCGGCACCCCGTAGTCACCCTTCCCACTTAATCAGCCCGCCTTAACCGGCGGGCTTTTTCATGCCCGACCGACGGGCGCTCACTGAACCGGCCGCCGCCGGCACGGAAAGGATATCTGATGGCGAAGATCGAAGGTGGCATCACCTGGGGCAACGTCTGGTCGATCGGCGCGACCATCGTCGCTGTGGCGGTGTCCTATGCCACCCTGCAGGCGGGGCTGCTCGAAGGGCAGCGCGAAATGAAACGCATCGAGCTGCAGGGCGGCCAAGCCACCCAGGAACTACGGCTGACCCATGAGAAACAGCTGACCGACATCCGGGCCGATCTGGTCACGCACCGGCGGTCGATCCAGCAGCTGGAAATCTCTGATGCACGGAACAGCGAGCGATACGAAGCGCTGGCCAGATCGATGGATGAGCTGAAGGCGGCGCAGCGCGAGACAAACGACCTGCTGCGGCAGATCACCAGTCAGCGTGATGCTGGCGATGACTGATCGTCGACCTCGATATGACCTGACCCATCCCCGCCCTGACCGGCGGGCTTTTTTATAGGCCCCCCATGACACCCAGCTTCAAGCCAGGCGCTTTCTCCACTACATCGGCGTGACGCCTGCCGGCCAGTTCTTCACCATCAATCCCCAAATCCGCTACCGCCTCCTCTGAGGGAGACCTCCTCGCGGCGGCGCGAAAAATCACACCCAATCCCCCATTTCTGTGCATTGGAGATACCACCATGCCAACCGCAAAAATCGCGGCCCGCCTCGGCATCATCGCTGGCGAAAGCTCCCGACCGTTCATCAACGCCTTCAAGCAGGCATGGCCCTGGCAGGCGGACCGTGGCGGCGCGCAATGGGACGCGCTGGTCGCCGCAGGGCACATGACGCCCGGAGGCCAGCTCATCTCGATCGCGCCCGGGTCTGGCGGGTTCCGCACCCGCCTGTTCCACAACATGCCGGCGGCGGCAGGCGGGACGGGCCGATGGCGCCTGCGGTGGGACGGGACGGCCACTTGGGACCTGAATGGGGCCCGCAACATCACCCGCGTGTCGCCGAACGAGATCCAGTTCGACTTCACGGCGAACGGCGCATCCTGGGTCGACCCGATCGTTCGCTCGATCGACCCCGCAGGCGGACCGATCGAGAACATCGCACTGGTTCATCAGGATGACTGGGCCGATGCCGACCGGGGCCGGATCTTCCGCCGCCAGTATCTAACCGAGGTCGCCCCCTATACTGCCCTGCGGTTCGACGAATGGATCGGCATCCTGACCAGCGAGAACCAAGGCGGGCTGCGCATCACCTCGTGGGAAAGCCGCGCCCTGCCCACCGACGAGATCTTCTACCGCTTCGTGCCCTACGAGTGGATGGCCGCATTGTGCCGGGAGGTCGATGCCGCGATGTGGCTGTGCCTGCCTACCGCAGCCACCGACGATCACATGCGCCAGTGCGCAGCCCTGATACGCGATTTGATGCCCGCGCCCCGGCAGGTCTATGTCGAGTACAGCACCAAGACTTGGGACTTTTCGGGCACGCCGCAGGCGCACTATTGCGCAGCTCGCGGGCGTGAGGCTTTCGGCACCAGCACCGGTTCCGAGTTCCGGAACTGGTACGGGATGCGGTCGGTCCAGATGGCGCAGATCTGGCGCCGGATCTGGGGCGGCGACGAACGCCTGCACACCGTGGTCCAGCACCAGGCCGATTGGATCGGGGGCGAGGCCGATATTCTGCTGGCACCGCTATGGCGTGACCGCAGTGGGACGCGTGGCCTGCCAGTCTACGTTGCGCCGCATTCCGTCATGGACATGTTGACCGTGCATGCGCAGATCGACGGCGGCATGGCTTACGGTGGCCGGGCTTCGCAGTTGGAAGGCTGGCGCACGTCCCTTTCCCAAGATGCAGCATTTGATCGGATCCGCGACCAGCTCTTGACGGGCAACCAATGGGGCGCGGACCGCACGGTTCGCAGCCTGGTCCCCAAGTGGCGGCACTACCGCACCGAGGCAGCCAAGTACGGCATGGAACTGGGTGTCTACGAGGTGGGGAACCACATGAACGGCGTGGGCGGTAGCACGGCCCTGCGCGCGTTCATCCACGCGTTCTCTGTCAGCCGCCAGATGGGCGAGGTTTACGCAGAAACGTTTGCCGCCCTTGATGCCGCAGGCTTCGACGGGCCGCTGGCTATGTCGGTCGAATGCCGGATGCCCGATCAGAACATCATGCACGGCCTACAGCGCTGGCTGGGCGACCGGAACCCAGCATGGGCCGCTGTGCATGCCCTGATCGAGGATGCGCCCGTCGTCGCGCCTCCTGTCGTGCAGCCGCCTGTTGTCGTGCCGCCCGTGCCGATCCCCCCGGTCGTGGAGCCGCCCGTCGTGGTGGTGCCCGATCCGGAGCCTGAGCCCGAACTAGAACCTGAACCCCAGCCCGAACCGGAGCAGCCCAACATGGCCGACCGCGCCAAACTGACCGAACTACTTTCCTTCCTCCGATCTAGTGTTGCTGCGACGCAGGCCGTTGTGGTCGACCTGCAGGCCTACCTCGCCGCCCCGGTGATCACGCCAACGCCCACACCCGCCCCGACGCCAAATCCGGCCCCTACGCCCGCGCCGAATCCCACGCCCACCCCGGCGCCTGTCGGCAACCCGCTGCGTCCCGCGGGCTACCGCGCCGTGCAGGATTTCGGCATCGACCGGAACGCCTCGTATAATTGGGGCAACGCGAACCTGCACATCTTCCTGCCGAATTGGGCTGGCGGCGACCGCCAGAACGGCGTCGGCGGGAGCTGGGGCACACCGTCTCGTGTGGCCTATGGTTCTGACAAGGAAGTCACGCTGACGGCGGGCATGGTCGGCAGCCAGTGGCGCAACGGCGCCATTCAGCTGAACCGCCCGATGGCCTCGCTTGGCAAGTTCGGGGCTGTCGTTGTCTGCCACACCGCGCGGGCAGTGAACGCGGTCTTCACGCACGACAAGAGCGGGAAGGAGCTGGACTTCGAGCTGGTGAAGCGCGGCGACAAGATCGGATGGGCACCAGGCGTCCATATGCCCCGCGTGGGAGGTGGTCGGGCCTCTGGTGATCGTCGCACCATGGCCTTGGGCGAGTTCAAGCTGGGCGTCCCGCAGCGCCTGGAGTTCGAACTGTTCACCGACCGCTGCGAGTTCTCGATCGATGGCGTCGTCTTCGAGACGATCCGCCCGGCCGATATGGGCCCCGGCTTCATCTGGGATACGACGACCACGATGGCGCTGTTGGCCACCATCGAACGTCACGCGGGATGGGCTGGGTGGGCTTCTGCCGACTATGCCCAAGAGAGCCGGATGACGGTCCATGCCTTCACCATTCCGGCGATGCCGTAAGCGCCACGGCGCATCTATCCATCCAACCGAGCCCCGCCATCGTGCGGGGCTTTTTCATGTCCATGCCCACAAGGAGGCAGTCATGCCACACTTCCCCATCAAGCTCATCGTGCTGCACTACAGCGCGACTTATCCCGACCAGGATTACGGCGTGGCTGACATCCGCAAGATGCACCTCGCCCGCGGGTTCAACGACGTCGGCTATCACTACGTTCTCCGGCGTAGCGGGGCTGTCGAGAAGGGCCGCCCGGACACGGTCGTCGGCGCGCATGTCTCAGGCAACAACACGGGGAGCCTGGGCATCTGCTGCATCGGCGGCATCGAGCGCGCCACCGGCCCCAATGTCGGCGTCGACAACCGGACCGAGGCGCAGAAGGCTGCGACGGTGAAGCTGGTCCGCGAGCTGCTAGCCAAGCATCCCGGTGCCCAGGTCATCGGCCACCGTGATCTAGCTGCCACCCAGTGCCCCGGCTTCGACGTGCGCAGCTGGTGGGCCGCGGCCAACGCCCGGCCGCCTGTCATCGACAGCGTCCCGCCTAAACCTCTGCCCTCGCCGGCTTCCCCTGCCGCCACCGGCCCCGCCAAAGGCGCGATCTACATCCTCGCCGCGCTGGCTGCTGCCGCGCTGGCCTATTTTGGAGTGAAATGACCATGAACCCGCTGATGATCTTCAAGACCCTCCGCGACCTGTCTGCGCTGATCGAGCAGGCGAACCGCCTGGCAGGACCGGACAATCGTTGGTCGCTGGCTTTCACCAACCGCTCGTTCATCGTCGCCTGTGTGGCCTTCGTGGCTGCGGCCGCGCTCATGATCGGCCTGCCGTTCCCGATGCCGATCGATGTGACGGCGGAGACGGTCTATGCCGTCATCACCGTGGCAGGCCTAGTCTGGGCCGGCGTCGAGCGCATGCTTGGCAAGACCCGAGCTGTCTGGAACAAGAAGCAAGCCGTCGAGGCCCTGACGGAGGCCGATGCTCTGACCGCAGCGCTGAACAAGGTGCCGGGGGTAGCCGCGCATCCGCCGCGCTGAACCAGAAAGTCTTGCGTGAAGTTCTTCTTTCGTTCTAATCGACCGGAAGGAGACAACCATGCTTCGCCACCGAATCCACGAGCCGATCTTTCCTGAGAACCGAGCCCTCTACATCATCTGGTGCGAGGAGTGGCAGGGTGATCGATACTCTCTGGCGGCCGGGCACCTAAGCGCCATGCTCGCGGCGTGGGATGCGATGGCCGACTATTCGCCGCGCGATCGGCTCCTTCTCCAGTTCGGCAGCCGAGTTCTTCGCATGCGAGAACCGGAATGACCGCGCACTGGACTCGCAAGATCACCTTCGAAGCTAATGCTAACGATTGGGTCGTTCTCCGGGATGGCCTGGTGGTCGGCCGTGTCATGCTGGACGACCAGCAGAGTAGTCGCATCGGTCGTGATCAATGGGCATGGTCTGTCATCACCATGCCGTCGAAGAACGGCTATTCGGATTCGATGCCTGACGCGCTCGAGGAAGTCCGGTCGCGGGCGTCCGACAAGTGGGGGCACAAGCCCCATGGTTGGCCGGATGATCGCTAAGGTGTCCCACGGCCTGTTCTGGCATGGGACACCTGCACTGATTTGTAAGGGAAATATTTCGCTGCTGGTAGGCCCGGCAGGACT